GAGCACGAGCGGCACAAGGAATTTTGCCTTGCCCGAGCGCAGTTTGCTCAAGGTTTGCGCGAGCGCGGCTTGCTTTTTCGTGCGCGTCGACGCCGTCGAGCTCGGCTTTAAGACTTGCCGCGCATAGCTCGAGGTCGACTTGCCCGCGGCTTTCGCCTTGGCTTTGAACGCCCCGGGCCGCTTGATGGCGCCTTGGATCCACTTTTCCGCCATGATCGCCCCTTCAAAATTTGAGCTGCCCGGCGCGGAGCCGTGCCGCGCCCCGGCGCAGCGCCGCGGTATGCTTCGCCTCTATCTGCCGGCGATAGGTCGGCGTTGCCAAAATGTCGTGGTAACTTTTGTGCCACGGCATGCGCTTTTTTTCTGCCGCCGTAATACACGAGGGGCATCCTTCCGGATGCGTGCCAGAGTGAGCCGCTCGCCTCATTTTTCCCCCCTACCGCGGGAGCCGCGGGAGGCCGCGGAAGAGATCCGACACGTTGCGGGTTTTGCCGACGCGACCTTGCCCAAGGGGCGCCGGGGGCCGAATGCCGAGGAGCGCTTTTGCCTTGTTGCGGGCGTCGCTATGCGGCCGCGCGGGGCCGGCGCCGCGCGGGCCCGTGGCCGGCCCGAGGAGGCGCGCCAGCGCATTGACGCCGGCGCCGGGCACGCCGGGCATGAACGGCCCCGGCGGGGGCCCGACCATGGGCGGGGGCGCCATGGGCGGCGGCCCCGGGGGCGGCCCCATGGGCGGCGGCCCGGGCGGGGGGCCGGCCGGCGGGAGCGCCCCCGGCGGGAGGCCCGGGGGCCCGCCGGGGATAGGCGGCGGCGGCCCGAGGCCGGGCGGAGGCGCTCCCGGCGGCGGCCCGGGCATGCCGGGCGGCCCGCCGGGGGGCGCCAGCGTCGCCATGCTTTGCGCGAGCGCTTGCGCCTCGGCGGCTATCTGCAAGCCGATATGCTGGTGCACATGCGTTTCAAGCCCAAGCCGCGCGTCGTCGGAAAGCGTGTCGCTCTCGAGCAAATGTTGATGCCCTTGCACATGCGCCGTGTGGTCATCTTGCGGCGACACGCGGAGCTCGCCGGCGCGGTTGACGCGCGCAAGCGCGTTTTCCCAGCGCCAATCATTCGGCGCCAAGTCGGCCGTTTTGATAACCCGGTCGGCGTCGGGCAAGCCGAGCCCGACCGACCAAAACGTGCGCAGGATATACGGCCAATCGACCGTGACGCCTTGCGCCGCGAGCTGGTCTTGCGGGACTTGCGTCATGAGCGCGATGCCTTGCACCATTTGTTGCGCGCGCACTTGTTGGTTGAGCGCGTTGGTCGTCCCGAGCCATTCCCATTCATATTCGCCGACCAAGTCGGCGACCGTGATCGGATGTTCGACGAGCTCGAGGCCGTCGGCCCCGGCAACTTTCAAGATAATGTCGCGGTCGAGGCACTGTTGCGTGAGAATGTCGCTCCGCTCGAGGAGCGGTACCATGACGTCATCCTCGAGGTCTTCAATGACGGCACGGATATCGACCGCCGAATCGGCGAGCTGTGCGGCGAGCCCGGCCGAATCTTGCGCCGGGGCTTGCTGCGCCGGCGCCATCGGGCGCGCCGGCGTCGGCGCCACGAGCGTATCGGCGAGCCCGATATACCCTTGCACGGCGCCAAAGCCGGCGGTGGCGGCCCCTTGCGGCGGCGTCGTGAATTGCACGCCGGCGGGATTGGCGAGCCACTTGGCGCCCGGCGCCATGCGCAGCGACGTCGGATCCTGTACCGCGCCGATATCGACGACCGCAATCGGGTTGGTTGACCAGACAAACGCGTCGCCCGATTGGTTCCCGAGGTCGTTCACGAAATACTGCATGTAATCGAACAGCTCGCACAAGCCGCGGCCGTAAAATTCTTCCGGTATCTGCTGAAAGCGGCCAACGAGCCATTGCGTACCGCCGTGGAAAAATGGCCGCTTTTGCACGCGCAACGGAACCTCGTCGGCGCCGAGCGTGACGAGATAGCGCGCCGGCTCCTCCTCCTCGAGGTCGACCGTCCACACGCATTCGGTCACGTCGAGCGGGCGGAGCGCCGCAGGCACGTTAAAATCAAGCGGCGCCGTGAATCCCTTATCCGCTAACCGAATCGCGAGCGCGTCGTATTTCTCGGGATTGCGCCCGGCTTGCCCGCCCGTGCGCCCGGCAATCGCTTGGTCGTAGAGGTCGACGAGCTCGTCGACGCCCTCATACACGTTGCCGGCTTTCGGGTCGCTCGGGTCGAGCGGCTTCCTTGCCAGCGCATAGACACGGCTCCGCGGCACGCAACGGTCCTCAAAGGCGAGCGTGCACTCATCCAAGCCGGCGGCCGTCGGCGGCCACACGTAGAACGCGAACAGGTCGACCGGCTCAAACGTGGGCCCCAAAAAGTCGGCGACTTTCTCGACTTGCGCAATCGTTTTGCCCGACGGCGTGCCGTCGTCGTCGAGGACGTCGCGCAAGACCGTTTGGTCATGCTCGACGGCGCGCCACACGTTGCGCACGGGCGACGTGCCATACATGACAAGCTGGCGGAGCCACGGGAGCGCGTGTTTCCGGAGCCGCATGTGGCGGCGCATCCAATACTTTTGGAGCGCCACTTTTGCCGGCACGCGCGCCTCAAAATCTTCCCGCAACGCCTTGCACGCAAACCAGTCCTGGTCGGGGAAGAGGTCGCGTTTCAAGCGCGTGACCCATTGCTCTATCCACCGCCGGCCGACCGGGAAATACGCATTCGAGCGCCCGATGTAGCCTTGGCGATCGTGCCGCACGCTCCATATGCGGTAGTAGCGCAACCAACGCTCGCGCAAGACGCCGTTGCGCTCTTGCCGCGTGCGGCGCACGAGCGGCACGAGCTCGTTGCGCACGCGCGCCTCGATTTGCGGGTCGAGGACAAGATTTTTCGGCGCGTCGCCACGTGCCGGCGAGAGTGTCGCCGCCGCCGCTCCTCCTCGAGCTCCGCGCGCCATCCCGTTAGCCTCGGGCCGGCCCGTGTAGCGGGCGCCCCCCCCTGCCGTCAATGTCCCGTGCGGCGGTGCGCATCGTACCAGCGCCGAAACGCCGCGGCGTTGCACGCGCGGCAATAGCGCCCACGGCGCCGCCCGCGGGCCCGCCATCCGTTGAGCGGCCCGTGCCCGTGGCGGCACAGCGGGACCTCGAGCACCGGCGGGAGCTCGGCGCGGAGCCGCTCAAGCGCCGCCTCGCTCACCATGCGCAATCGGCGCGTGCGATCGCTTGTAGCTTGAGCATCCATTCCGAGCTCGTGCCTTGCAGGTTGTCGTGCAAGTAGCGGGCGGCGTCGACGGCGTCTTTATAGGGATGCGTCGGCATCGGTTTGCCGGTTTTCGGATGGCGCGCAAAGCCGCCGCTTAACGCGCTATGGAGAATCGGGCACCGCGGGTCGACGATGAGCGCGGGGCTCGGGAGCTCCTCGCCGGGAATGCGCACGCGGCGGAGGAGCCGGTCACGGAGGTTATTGTACGACGTGTCACTGTTGCGCGCGAAGGTTTGCAGCACAATCCCGTGCTTCAACAGCACGGCGCGAATCGAGCCGAGCTCCATCTCGTGCAACGCCTCGGGGTCGCCGGCGTCAAAGCAATTCGCGCCCGGGCCGACGAGCTCAATCGTCATGGCCTTGGTCGCCTCAATCTGACTCGTCAAATTGCTGTGCTCGAGCACGAGCTCGCCGACAAAGCCGAGCCGCCCATGCACGTCGAGCTGCGCAAAGAGCGTCACGGGGCACACTTGCCCAAAATCCCACCCGCGCAAGAGCCGTGCGCTCGCGTTGACGGGAAACACGCGGCGCATCTCGGCGGGCACATATTCCGGCAACACGGGCTCGCCGCCGGCGAGGTCAAAGGCAATTTCAAACTCGCGTTGCCAGCCCCGCGGCGGCATGCCGCGTTGCGCTTCCCGTTTCCAGGCCGGGTCGCGCTTGGCCGGGTCGGCGGTATAGTGCACCTCGACGACGTGCACGCCGTTGCGCGGGCACCGCCACTCCGTGACGCCCGGAATCGGTTGCCGCGCGTCGCCTCGCGGGTCGGGCGCGGCCCCGCGTGCGCCGAGAAACGGCATTTAGGCGCCCGGGCTCTCGGGCTCCTCCTCGGCGTCGGCCTCGTCGTCGTCGGGGTCCTCGAGCGACTTGGCGGCGTCCTCGTCCTCGGGCGCCGGGGGCGGCACGGGCTCCTCCTCGGGCGGGTCGGGCACAAGCCAAAATGACGGCGTCATCCGAAACAACCTCCTCACGCCGCGCGCGGGGCCGGCGGCCAGCCCCACGGTGCAGCGTCGTCGTAGTACTCGGGCCCGTGACGCACCGAAACATGCACATGGTGTGCATGTTTGTTGCTCCCCGTGTACGGGCGCCACGTGCCGGCCTCGTGCGATTGCCCGCGGCCGGAAAAAATCTTGCCGTTTGAGATCACGTACCGCACGCGGGGCTCGCCGGCGAGCACGCGGCCCCGGAGCCACTCGGCAAACGCGTAGGAATCAAAGCCGCCGGCGGGATCATGCGTGAAATCGCGCGCACAGACCACCCGACAGCACGTGCACGGGTTGTGATCGCTCACGCGGGCCGAATGGCGCGGGTCGCCGATACCCCCATCGCTCGCTTTCGCGCGATTCGGGGCCGCGGCGTTGATTTCCCCGAGCAAGCCCTCGTCATGGCGGCCCCCAAGGGCCTTGGCGAGCCGCCAGCTCACGGTTTGGCCCCGAATTCGCGCATCCGGAGGTCTAAAAAGCGTTGCATTAAGGCCGTTTGCGCTTTTAATTCATCGGTTTGCGCGTGCAATTCGTTCATTTCCGCTTGCTGCGCGTCGACCAAGCGCGCCGCGGCGTCGGTATTCGCGCTCATGCGCGCCGTAATGACATTCATGGTGCTTTCAAAGCGCGTCAGAATGAACCACAACAGCACGCCGGCGACCACGACCGGAAAGCCGACTTGCACAATCGCCCGCGAGGCGACGTCGACCCAGCCCGTCCCGGGCACAACCACTTGCGGCGGGCCCCCGGGCGCGCTCATGGCCGCCCGGCACGCCCACCCGGACACGTCGCGAGCGGCTCGAGCGCCGCTTGCGGCACAAAGGTGGCCGCCGGCCGCCCATGCGGCGCCCGGCGCGTGCCCCGCGCGGGCGCGTCGGCCCCCCAGAGCCACCCGACCACGTAGTAGACCGGCATCATGCCGACGACGAGCACGTAACACGCCCCCGGCGGGTCGGCGTCGCGCACAATCAACCCGCTGTCGAGCGCATGGGCTTGCCGCACCTGGATCCGCCCGACGTCGCCCGGCGCTGTCACGGTCCCGACCGTGCCCGACCAAAAGAGATTCAAGACCCGCGCCGCCGCAAACTCCCCCCCGGCCCCCTCGACGTCCCGCGTCCAGCGCTCGGCCGGGGGCGCGCCCGTCCAGTCCTCCCGCCCCTTCGTGAGCCCATCCACCCGGCGCAGCGCCCCGATGATCGCCACCGCCGTCATGTCGCCCGGCGAGAGCACAACCCGCTCGCCCCGCGGGGGGGCGAGCCGACCGACCTCGAGGGAACACCCGGGGGCGGGAGTCGCAAAGTCGGCCGGCCCGTGGGGTCGATACATGGCTCCGCGGGCCGGCCCGTGTGCCTCGCCGACCCCCCCCCTGTCAAGCCCTCAGGGGATTCCCTGCCTCGCGGGGTTGGCAGCCCGCCCCCGGCTTGGTAGAGGCGCCCCATGCGACGCACGCTCGAGGCGCTCCGGGCCCGCGACCGCGGCCGCGCCCCCCGCCCCGTCGGCTCGACGACGCCCCCCGAGGCCGACTATCCCCGCATGCTGCACGCGCTCGGCGCCCGGCTCGAGCCGCCCACCGCCACGCGCCCCTATTGGGCGGTCTACCAGGGCCGCCGCTTCCTCGCCGCCGCCCGCGCCCCCCGCGACGCCATCGCCCGGGCCTATCTTGACGCCCCGCCCCGGCGGGCGTAGACGCCCCCGTCGGCGTGGCAGGATAGCCCGCGCGCCCCCTCGAACGGCGGCGGTCAGCGATTCCCCTGAGCGGTCGGGACCGCATGCGCCCCCGTCTTTGCCCGCGTCGGCTGGCCCCCGACTGGCACGGGGGCTCGCCGACCGGGACCCCGACCCCCCCGCCCGCTCGGGACCGGGGGGAACCATGGAAGGAGGGGGGCCCTGGGATCCGGCCCGGTGCCCCGCCCCCCGCCCCCCGTGGCTAGTCCACTACCTTGCTAGCCGATCCGCGCCGGGCGGATCGCTCCGGGCGGGCCAGCCGCTCCGGCGCTCCGCGCCTCCGCTCGCACCCCGTCCCGCGCACTTGCTATAGGCACTGTCAGGCGAAACCCGGCATCTCGCATGGCACACGCCCGGGCGGGTGCGGTTGGCACCTGGCACCTGCGCGGCGAAACTAGGACGAGGCCATGGCCTCGGCCCGGGCTCGCCCTAGCGCACGTGCGCAATAGCCAGCGGGCTAGCCGGCTAGCTGGCTAGCGAGCCAGCAAGCCGGGCCGCCCCACGCGCAGCGTGGGAGCAAGCGCGCGTAGCGCGCGCGCGTGCCGACCGGGCGGGACGCCCGCCGGGGCTCCGGGCCCGTCCCACGGGGTGCTGGCCCGAGCCACTAGCCGAGACCCCCGGCCGGGAGGCCGGCGGCTAGGAGGCTCGCGGGCCGGGGGCGCGCTGTGCTACGGGGCTCGGGCGTGGGGACGGTACGGACAGGGCCCGGCACGACCGCGCATCCCGGCATGCCGCCCGAGGTCTTGGCGGAGCGGGTGGCGGCGTTGCAAGCGGCGGCCAAGCGCACGCATGCCGAGCGCAAGGCGGCGGCCGCGGCGTGGCTGGCGGCGTGCGTCGGCATGTCGCTCGAGGAGCTGCGCCGCTCGGTCCCGGCGCGGCTCTGGTCGGTCGCCATGCTGCATTTGGGCGGCTACAACGCCGACGCGATTGCGCGGGCGATTGGCTACACGACACGCCAAGCGGCGGTCAAAGCCCTCAAGCATCCGGCGGTCGTGCGCATTATCGCGCTCGTGCGCGACGCGCAGCTCGAGCGCATCATGCGGGGGGAGTACGGGGTGGCGGCGACGGCCAAGGCGGCGGCGCCGGCGGTGATGGAGCATGTGGCGGAGCTGGCGGGCGGGCGCAAGGACCGGGCGACCGGGGCGCGGGTCGGGCGCGCGAAACGCGACGCCGACGCCATTCGGGCGGCGGATCTCTTGTTGACCACCAGCGGCGACAAGGTGGCGAGGACGGCGCACATGCACTTGCACGTGCTCGAGCAACTCTCCGATGCCGAGCTCGAGGCGTTCTCCGCGCGCGGGGAATGGCCCGATCGCTTGGCGGGCGTGGTGGGGCTCTTGCCGGGGCCCGAGGGCGGCGCGCCATGACGTACGCCGACGCCGAGGACGCCACGACGCACGCGCACGAGCGCCTCATGGCCACGCTCGACGCCCCCGACGTACCGCGGCAATGAGCCGAGGCGGGCATGACTGGCGCTATCGGGCGTGGCGCGAGGCCGAGCTCCCGCTCCTCGTCGACGATCCGGCGTGCGTACGGACCACGGAGCTCGCGGTCGCCGAGGCCGACCCGGCGGTCGTCGTCGCCGTGCCGACCGACGACGTCATGGAATGGCTCGAGCCCAAAGTGCGGCGCGTGATCCACGCGCGCGCCAATGCGGGCGACGAGCACGGCGTGTGGCGGGCGCTCGAGGTCGCCTTGCGCATTGTCGTACGCGACGAGCCGCTCGGGCGGTTTGTCGCCGCCGTGGCGCCGCGCACCGTAACGCGCCAGCGTGACGCGTATCTGGTCTATGGGGTCTTGCACGAGCGCATCGCGCTCGCGGCCGTGACGCTCTCGCGCGGCTACGTCTATCAGCTCATTCCGGGGACGCTCGTGCGCTGGGGCCGGGCGCGCTTTCCCGCGCTGTTCACGTGGTGGGACGACGAGCGCCGCCGGGCGCGACGCGTGGTCGACCGCCGCCGGCGCCGGCGGTGGGCGCGGGAGTACGCCCGCGAGGCGCGCGAGCCCGCGCCCGAGCCGCCGCCCGACGTGCTGCCCGCCTGGATGCACGGGGCCGCGAGCTGGCGCGCGAACGCGGCCCGCGAGGAGGTGCCCAACCCGCACGAGTGGTTGCAGATCCTCTCCCGCGTGCGGCGCGTGTCACTCGTCGAGACGCTCCGCCGCGCGGAGGAGCTCCGCCGCGCGCTCGAGGCGTGCGACTAGATGCGCCTCGAGGCCGACCCGTGCCCGTGATTGTGCGATGCCTCGGGCGGCCGCGGGATGGTTTCGGGCCCGCCGGCGAGTACCTCGCGCGCTACGACCCGGAAGCATTCGACGGCGGCGGCGACGCGGAGTTTACGACCGACCCGCGCCGGGCACTGCGCTTTGCGGGCATGCGGGAAGCGCTCGAGTGTACGCGGGCGGTGCCACGGGCGCGGCCCGTGCGGGCCGACGGCAAGCCGAATCGGCCCTTGACCATGTTTACGCTGCAATACGTGCCCGTGGACGAGGACGCATGAGCGCCACGGGTAACAGGACGGTACTTGCGCTCAAGCGGGCCATGCGCGCGGCCATGTGGCGCGCGTTTCTTTACGGCGTCGTCGTCGGGCTCGCCGGCGCCGCCGCCATGCGCTAGACGCCCCCCGGCCTCGAGGAGTACACGGGCCCGCCATGCGAGGCGGGCATGGGTAACGCGACCATTACCGGGCCGCCGCTCCCGCAGCTCCGCCCGCCGCGGCGTACCGGCGGGGCGGGCGGTGGGGGCACGGTCGGGCCGCCGGGGCCAGCGGGACCGGGCGTGCCTGCGGGCGGGACCGCGGGCCAAGTGCTCGAAAAGATCTCGAGTGCCGACTATGCGACGGCGTGGACGACGCTGGCGGCGGGCGGCGGGGGCGTGGCGGTCGGGCCGACGCCGCCGGCCAGCCCGGCGGTCGGGGCGCTCTGGTGGCGGAACGACCCTGACGGCCGGCTCTTTGTGTGGTACGACGACGGCAATTCCACGCAATGGGTGCCGGCGACGCCGACCGGCGTGCCGGCGCTCGGCTACCGCCACGTGCAGGCGACGGCGGCCGCCACGTGGACGATTGCGCACGGGCTCTCGTTCCGCCCGACTGTGACCGCGGTCGATTCGACCGGCCGGGAGATCACGCCAGGCGACGTCAGCTATCCTGACGCCGTCACGGTCGCGCTCACGTTCTCCGCCGCCGTCGGGGGCGAGGCGTACCTCAGTTAGGAGCCGAGCATGCCAACGATCTACGGCTACATCGACTTGGTCAAAAACGAGTTGCGCAATGCGGCGGTGCAAAACTTGGGCTCCGCGCCGGCGAGCCCCGTCAAGGGACAGCTCTACTTTGATACCACCGCGAACATTCTCTATTGGTACAACGGGACGGCGTGGATCGCGGCCCAGTCGGGGGCGAGTCTCAATCCGGCGACCACCGTCACGACGCAGGCGATCGGGGATGCCCCGGTCGTCGGCACGCTCGTCACCTACGCCCGCGAGGATCACAAGCACGGCCAGCCCGCGTTTGGCGCCCCGACCGCACAGACCGTCTTCGGCGCCGCCTCGGCCACCGGGTCGGCGGCGACGCTGCCGCACTCCGACCACACGCATGGCACGCCGACGCATCTGAACGCCGACCACGCGGCCATCAACCACTCGGCGTTGGCGCCGCCGACGGCGGATGTGAGCTGGGGCGGGTTCAAGCTGACCAACCTCGGCACCCCCGTCGCGGCCACGGATGCCTCGACCAAGGGCTATGTCGACGCCGCCATCAACGGGCTCGCCTGGAAAGATGCCGCGCGCGTGGCCTCGACGGCCAACATCGTGGTGGCGACGGGCGGCTTGATTGCGGTCGATGGCGTCACGGTGGCGGCCGGCGACCGCGTGCTGGTGAAGAATCAGACCGCGGGGGCCGAGAACGGCCTCTATGTCGCCGCCGCGGGCGCGTGGACGCGCGCGAGCGACGCCGCCGCCGCGAACGATATCTTAAACGCGGCGGTCTTCGTGTCCGAGGGCACGACCCAGTCGGATACCGCGTGGGTCATGACGACGAACCTGCCCATCACCATCGGGACGACGGCGCTGACGTGGACGCAATTCGGCGGGCCGGGGGCCTACAGTGCGGGCAACGGCCTCACGCTGACGGGCAATGTGTTTGCCGTCGGCGCGGGCACCGGCATCGTGGTGAGTGCGGGCAGCACGGCCGTGGATACGACCGTCATTGCGACGCAAGCCTACGTGAACACCGCCGTCACCGGGATGGCGAAGAAATTTGCCGCGGCGCTGACCGGCACGGCGTCGCCCGAGACGATCACGCACAACTTGAACACGCGCGATATCCAAGTCGCGGTCTATAACGGGGCGACGCCGTACGCGGCCGTGCAAGTTGATTGGGCGGCGGCGAGCGTCAACACGGTGACGATTACCTATAGCCCCAACCTCGGCGCCGGCTACCGGGTCGTCGTGGTTGGCTAAATGCGCGATTACGGGATCACGAACGCCGCGCCGTACGCGAGTGCGCCGGCGGTCGGGCTCGCGGGCGACACGTATTGGAACACGAGCGAACAAGCGCTTTACGTGTCGAGCGGCACGGCGTGGGTGCGGCCGGCCGTGGTCGCGATTGGCACGACGGCGCCGACGACGCCGGTCGTCGGGCAATTGTGGTGGCGGAGCGATAGCGGGAAACTCTTTGTGTACTACAATGACGGCACGTCGTCGCAATGGGTGCCGATCAATATGGGGTAGCAGATGGCGGCACTCGACTTTCCGAATAGCCCGACCAACGGGCAGCAGTACAGCGCACCCAATGGCGCGATCTACACCTACGATGGGGTGGCGTGGACGACGAGCGGCTTGCTCTCGACGGGCTCGGCGGCCGGCGGCGATTTGAGCGGCACCTACCCGAATCCGACCATCGCGGCGGGCCACACGGTATTTGCGAAAAACTCCATGACGGATGCGAGCGCGGTGACGCTCGGCAACAACGTCGCAACCTTTCTCGGGCAACTGACCGCGACGGTCGATACGACCCGAACCGCGCTCATGGAGGGGCGCGTCTACTTCGACATCATGCGGGTGGCGGCGGGGGTCACCGGCCAGAGCTTCACGGTGGCGACCTACCTTGGCGGCACCTCGGGCACCGCAGATGGCACGCTCTACTCGAGCGAAGAGGCCGGGTTTTTCGCGGTCAACACGGCGAATGAGTATCACTCGCTCTGGTATCCGCAGATCACCTTTGCGGTGCCGACGGCGACGGCGTTCCTCTGGAAGTTTTTTGCCACCAACCCGAACACCGCAAACTATGCGATCCGCAAGCGCTTCATCGGCATCCAGGTGGTGCAGCTTGCCTGAGCCGGGCGCCGGCGCGGGCCGGGTCCTCGGGCCCGACCATCCGTTAGCGATGCGCGCCGCAGCGCGCTTGCTCCTCGAGCAACGGAAAACGCTCGCGACGTATGGCGCCGACGGCGACCCGTGGGCGTTTGTGCGCGATTGTGTCTGGACGCGGGACGAGGTCACGGGCCGCGTGCGCCGCTACCCGGCGCATGATTACGCCGAGCTCCTCGTGCGGCGCTGGCAAGAGCATCCGTTGCTCGCCGTGCCGAAAAGCCGACGCATGGTGGTGACGTGGTTGTTTGTGAGCGTCAACTATTGGCTCGCGCGCTTTTCGCCGCACGCCAAGGTCGCGTTCATGGCGCGCAAGTTAGGCAAGACCGAAACGGAAGGAAGCGCCGAGCTCGTGCGCCGCGCCTATTTTATCCACACGCATTTGCCGGCGACGTTTCCGGAATGTGAGGTCGAATATTCCATCGGATTCTTGCGCTTTCCCAACGGCTCGGAAATTGTCGCGCTCGGCGAGGGCGAGGAGCAAGCACGGCAGCACACGTTTACGTCGGTGCTCGCCGACGAGGTCGCGTTTTGGGATCATGCGTTCGAGACGTGGGTTGCCTTGCGACCGACAATCGAGGGCGGCGGGCGACTGACGGCCGTGAGCTCGGCGGGCCCGGGCTTTTTCAAGGACCTAGTTCATGATCAACTTGGTTAGCAAGCCTGTTGGTCGCCCTCCTCTACCACGTGAGCCTGTCACGCTTCAAGATGGACTCGTGCGGATTCCCTTGACGCGGGGGTTTATCACGCTTGTTGATGAGGCTGACTGGCCAGCAGTGTCAGAGCACACATGGTGCGTCTTCAACGGCCATACGAAATGGCCGTATGCGGTGAGCGGGAGCGCCGGGTGCCAAAAGGGCAAGCTTGTGCTCCATCGCTTCTTGCTGGACGCTCCACCGAGGCTCTACGTCGATCATGTGAACGGCAACACGCTGGACAATCGCCGAGAGAACCTCCGCCTTGTCACACCCTCGGAGAACCATGCGAATCAACGGCCATTCGGTATCTCAAGCCACTATCGCGGCGTGACGTATCATGCGGGCAAGTGGCTTGCGCGCGTGCGGGCGCGCGGCCGTGAGCACTACCTCGGTCGCTTCGCCGAGGAGGAGGACGCGGCGCGTGCCGTCGACCGCACCTTGCGCGCCGTGTGGGGCGAGCACGCGCGCTTCAACTTTCCCGACCTCGTGCACGACCAGCTCGGCTAAGATGGCAAACGACCCGGGCGAGTGGTACGCGGAGCGGCGCGAGCTCGAGGAGCGGCTCGACTTTGCCGTGCGGCACTTGCAAGCCTACCTCCGCCGGCTCGACGACGAGCGCCCGAGCCTAGCGCGCCGCGCGGTCTTAACGGAATACCTCGGGCGCCTCGTGCGCGAGCTCGAGGCCGCGCGGTATGTCGGCGATTGACGCCCTCGACGGGCAGCTCGCCGAGCTCCGCCGGCTCGTCGCCGGCGCCCGGGCACTCTGCTATACGGGCCGGCCGCGACGTCCTCGAGGCGCCGCCCGCCGCATGCGCTACACGGTCGAGCTCGAGCTCCCCTTGACGGTCGAGGTCCTCGATTCCATGCGGGGCGCGCCGGCGACGCGCGAGGCGCCGCCCGAGCCCGACTTTGTGTGCTTGAGCGTGCGGCTCGGCACGCTCGAGGTCAGTAGCGACTTACCGCCCGAGGTCCTCGCGAACCTCGAGGACGACGCGCTAGAGCGGCTCCGCCGCGCGGCCGACGAGCCTTAGCGGGCGCGCTCGAGCTGCCGCACGCGATCCTCGAGGGCGTCAAATTCGGCGCGCACGACGACCACTTGCCGCAACAGCGAAACCATTTGGTCGAGCCGTTCGACCACGAGGTCAAGACGGGCGTTGACGCCCTCGAGCTCGGCGCGCATGGCCGTTTGCCCCTCCTCGAGGGCGGCCACGCGGCGCTCGATTGCGACCAAGCGCTTGAGGGTTTCACTCGCCACGGTGTTACGCTACCGCGCCCGCCGGATGGGTTGCAAGGCGCGCCGCGCGCCGCGCCAGCGCCCGAGCGCGACGACGCCGAGAAAGGCCGCCATGTCCTCGGGGTCGTCGTAGGGCACGAGCGCATACGTGCCGTCCCGGCGGAGCTGGACGCCGAGGCGCGCCGGCGGGCCCCATGGGACGGGCGTCAAGACGCCGCCGCCGGGCGGCGCAAACCACATGCCGTCGAGCGCATAGCCGGCCGTTTGGAGCGCATACGTCGCCGCCATTTTGGCCGTGCTCTTGCGCTCGACGACGACGGGCCGGTTGCCGGGCAAGAGGCCGACGACGTCGAGCGTGCCGGCGTACCCATAGGTCGGATGATAGAGCGGCACTTGCGAGGCGACCGGCGTAAAGCCCTCGTGCTCCCGAAAGGCGAGCCATGCCTCGACGTATGGCAACGCCTCGGGGTGCACGCTGCGCCAATCGAGATCCTCGGCGTCGAGGAGGTCGCAACACGCGTCGATGTGTATGCCGCGCTCGCGGGCGTGCTGGAGGACGGTCGGCGGCACGACCGAATAATCGGGCGTCAAGCCGGCGTCGTCGAGCAATTGCGTGACGCTTGGCACGGGGGCGCCGTCGACCCGGTAGGTATGCGAGGCCGGGTCAAAGGCGAGCACGCGCGGGGCGAGCTCGAGGTCGGTCGGGAGCGTTGCCACGGGTTAGCGGAGCGGGCGCCGGGTCGGGGGCGCGTAGCCGCGGCGCACGAGGCGCGGCGCCGGGCGGCGCTCGCCGGCGAGCGCGGCCTCGACGGCGACCGGGATTTGCGCGCACAGCGCGTCATACACCTTGTACGAGCAATGCGTTACCTTGCTGCGCCCCTGCGTGGTCGCAACCCATCCCGAGAGCCAGTCAAGCGAGCGGTTAAAAATCTCCTCGTGGCTATCGTCGGGCACGCCTTGCGCCTCGACGGCATCATGCAAGAGCGCCATGAGGCGCCCGACGCGTGGCTTACTGATGGCGTCGCTCGGGGGCGGCTCGTCGCCCGCCGGGCGCGGGGTGGCGGCCGACGTCGGGGCCGGGCGCACGGGGGCAGCAGCCTTGCGGGCGGCGGCCTCGGCGACCGACCGGCGCAATTGGTCGGCAAGGTCGAGCTCGCCTTGCGGGTCCGTGGGCGGTGCGGGCGCGGGCTCGCTTTGCCGGCGGGGCGCTTCGAAGGGCGCCGGCTCGTCGGCGGCGTCGCGGGCCCATCCGGGCATGTCCTCGAGGTCTTGGGTAAAGAGCTCACTCAATCCGGCGCACCGGAGGACGGCGTCGGTCTGCGCGCTTTTCTGCGCCATCTTGAGACACTTGTTGACGTCGCCCATGTCTTGGTCGCGGTGGCGTGCGCCGCGGCCCTCGGCGACGACGACGCCGGCGGGCGTGACGAGCTCGCACACGAGCGTCACAAGCCCGCCCTCGCCGCCGAGCATTTCCCAACTATCGACGTCGCGTTTAAAGCGCGGGCGGAGCTGCAAGAGGCCGCAGAGTTTCTCTGACCCTGGCTTGCACAACGTGGCTTTGCCGCCGCACGTCGGACACACGGAGCCTTTCGCGTCGGCCTTGTTTGGGCACTCGGTTTTCGCGTTGCGCGGCCCGACCCGGCGATGGATGAGCATAAAATCGATGCCGGCGACAAGCCGATTAAACAGCCAATCCACGAGCAACTCCCGCGCTTTCGAGAAACTCTCGAGCTGCGCGGCGAGCGCCTCGGGATTGCCGAGCACGAGCCCCTCGGCGACGACGTCGGGCACGAGGGCGGGAGCGGGGGCCGCAGCGGCGGCCTCGGCGGGCATGGTTTCGGGTTCCATAGCTGGCTTTTCCT